CGTTTACTACAGCTAGTGGCGTGAAGATGCAGGCTGATACTGTTGGTACGGATCAACGAGGAGACATACAAGAGGATATACGCCCTGACTTTGAGTGGTTTGACGACTTTGAGACACGCAAGTCATTACGTTCTGCTGTTACAACTCAAGCTATTTGGGAAAATATGGAAGAAGCACGTAACGGTCTATCAAAAGAGGGTGTGGCTCTATATAATTGTAACTATGTTTCAGAGCGTGGTAACGTGCACAAGCTTGTACAGAAAGAGGCAACAGATAAGATCGTGATGATAACTCCTATCAGGCATGATAATGGCACTATTGCATGGCCTGCTGCCTACACTAAGGAAAATATTGATAACATCGAGAAGAACGCTGAAGACTTTGAGGGAGAATATCTATGTAAGCCATCGGCAAGCCGTGATGTGTTCTTTGATCGTACGACACTTGACCTACAGATACCACGTAACCCGATCAAGACAGTTGCTGACTTTAAGACGTTTTACAGCTATGTACCAGGGCACAGATATGGACTAGGTGCAGACGTTGCTGGAGGAGTCGGCCTTGATCACTCAACCCTTGTAATAATAGATTTTTCTACCACGCCATCTCGTGTAGTAGCTACATATGCTAATAACACCATTGCGCCAGACATCTTTGGTGCTGAGATTGTTATTGATGCACAAAGGTTTGGTGAGCCAATTGTGGCAATAGAAAACAACAGATTTGATATGTGTATACTTGCAGTTAAACAAAAGTATAAGAACCTATATTTTACCGAGGAGAATCAGTTGAAGACTGGCGCACCAACACGCCGTAAAACATATGGATGGAATACAAACCCAGATTCTAAGCCAAAAATGCTATTTGAGCTTAAGCAGGCTGTTGAAGACGGTCATTTGCAGTTGACTGACATAAACCTCATCAATGAATTGCGATCATACACGCGTGATGACCTTATGGATAAAGATACTGATCCACGTTTGACCACACGTCACTTTGACCTATTGGTGGCTTGTGCAATTGCATATCAGATGAAGAATTACGCGCAAGCAGTATCAGAACAAACACAAGCATATGAACAACCAGAATACGAAAACCCACTCCAACAATCGTGATGATTACTTTAGGTGTAATATTTGCGGTAAATTAAATCTTATTGACGTAGATACTTTGCGTGATCCGGTAACTGAAGCGTATAAATGCAAGCAAGGATGCGAAAAAAGCTACGTGCAACCTAGTTATGAATCACCATTGCAAGATTATTGATATAATGGTCTTGTATTTATTTTGTTGTTTGTTATCCTAGTGATGTATGAATGAAACACTCGCACAAAAAGCTCTTGAACAAGCAGTACGACAAGTACAAGCGTGTTACGAATTTAAAAAACCTCGACTAGAGCGAATTGCAAAATATTGGAAACTTTATAACGGTGATACAAAGAAGAAAATACGACAACTATTTAATGTACCTATTCCAGTATTCCCTGGAATGATTGACACACTTAACGCTCAACACGATACCCCTGTACTTATTGAGTACCAAGAAGCAGAACCATCAGACTTTTTTAATGCACAAAAGATCAATGCAGCGTTCCGAATGGAAGTGCTTGATACTAACCAAAACAGTAAGTGGGATACTAAGCTTAGAATGGCTCGAAAGCACGCTATTATGAGCGGTGTTGGTATCCTTGAGTACTACGCCACAAGCGATCCCGAGTATAGGTCAGAGCTTAATGTCCGTAACCTCAAAGATTTTATATTTCAACCAAAAGGAGGACAGGATCTTGAAGCTCATGCCTTTGTTGGTGTCGAGAACATTACAAAGAGCAAGTCAGAGATCGAGAAGCTTGCTAAATCAGGTGTTTATGATGCAAAACAAGTAGCAAAGTTGTTTGCTGTATCTGCTGATTCTAAATATGTTCCAGAGAATAGCACTGATGAGAACGTTAATTACGAGCGATTTAAGCCACTTGGCCTCGATGCTGCCTCACATGCCTTTGTTGGGGATGCAGTGTATAAGCTTGTAAACATCATTACGACTATTGACGGTGTACGATACTATCTCGTGTTTGATATGTGGACAAAGACATGGCTACGATTCTCTAAGTGGACAGCTAATAAGACATTATACCCTTGGCGAGCCTTTCACACGCATGAAGACGATGAAAACTTTATGTCAAAGTCGTATGCTGATGATATATACCCTACAGCAGAGGCGATCTTGGCTTTGTTTAACCAAGAGCTTACTAACCGAGAGAAGCGTAACTTTGGCGCCCGTGCATACGATAAGGATATGTTTAAAGATGTGCGCAAGCTTGATGAGGCAATGTTTAGGCCAGATGCACTTGTTCCTGCTGATACCAATAACGGTACACGTCGTATCTCTGAAGGTGTGTATGAGTTCAAAGTTGGCGAACTAGCCGGTACAGTTAATCTTATTGACTGGATGTCGGGTACCATTGGACGAAGCACAGGTGCTACTGATCTAGCAATGGGTGGAGTACAAGAGGTATCTAAGAAGGCATCAGTTACTTTTGCGGAACAAAAGTCTATTTCTAAGCGTATTGGCTGGGGATCTAAGCCATTCCAAGACATGATGGCAGGACTTGGTAAGTTGTATCTATTCGGACTTAAGGATCATATGCCTGCTCGAATGGCTATCCGAGTACTCGGAGATGCTGGCTGGGATTGGGATGAAATCACTCGAATGGACCTTAACACTACAAAGGACCTTGATATTCTTGTGGTTGCATCAGATCAGAAGATACAAGAGAGTGAAGCTAAGGCAAAGCGACGTGCAGAGGCCCTTAATCTCCTTATGCAGAGCCCTAATATCAACCCACTCAAGCGAGATGAGGAGATATTACGCTCTATTGGTGGCTATGAAGAAGATGAAATTGCTGAATTTTTGGATGTTAAAACATATGCTGATAAGAAGTCAGTAGCTAAGGCAGCAGAGTCTATCCAGAAGATACTACGTAACGAGAAAGTGAATGTATGGCATGGAGCTACAGCAGCTTTTGTTAAGAAGATTGTTACATACGCTCGTGATAAGCAGTCAACTCTACCGCTCCCTAAGTTCCAAGCTCTTATTAAGTACGCAATGGCACATACAGAAATTGTTAAGAAGAATATTGATCAGCAAGTACTTGAGGATTCTATTACCCAAACAAAAAACACCCTAAATATACAAACAAATATTTCACCAAACAACAAAATTCCTAAGACAGCCACAGAAATGGCTAATAGTGTACCAGGATCTTTACAGCGTTCTCAAAATATAGGTAACACAATGGTTCAATAATATGGATAAGATAAAGAAACTTAGAGAAATATTCTTAGCGCAAGATGTTGACGATGAAACACGTCAAGAAAACTTGCAGGACATTATTGATTTTGAAAAATCATTAGCATTAAACAATGCACGAGTAGAATGGCTCAAACAAGATATTTCTCAAGAACTTATTAAGACACTTAAGGCATTTATTCATAAAGTTACTCGTACATTAGGCACAAATCCTGATCTTTCAGAGGAAGATAGACGGCTATTATTTGCAAAAAGAATGGCTGGTTTGTGGCTTTTGACGGTCGTACAAGGCAACCCAGAAGAAGAAATTAAAAACATTGAGCACGAAATTGACAAGGCTCTTGAAAACGTGGATAATTAAATTATAATAACAACACATATATGGCACGACAGCGAACACAAAAAGTAGAAGTTGAGGAATCAGTAGCACCGGTTACTGTAGAAGAGACAGCAACACCAGTTGAGTCTTTAGTAGAGGAAACAGAAGCAGACGAAGTTACAGTTTCATACCGAGGATATACACGAGTATATACACGAAAGGAACACGGAGATGACTTTCAGAAGCTTGCAAAGTCATTTGCTGGCAAGGTAAACGGAACATTGGTTTAGTTTCTTTTTAGAGGGCTCTATTGAGCCTTCAATAAAAGACATTAAGTCTTTTCCCTGAGCTACGAGGCATTACTGTGGCATCGTTATAGGACGTTAAAACCTATTTCTCGAGGTACGAGATTATAAAAAACCATTATGCCAATGGACGAAGCAGCTTACAAAAAGTATTTATCTGAAAACGGTATTGAAGTTGAAGAAGATACTACAGTAGCTCAACAAGTGGAGACAAAACCAGATGTAGACAAGGAAGTTGATGAGGAGTCAGACGATACTAAATCGGAAGATACTCAGGAAACAACCAAGCCTAAGCAAAAAGAGGCACCTAAAAAAGATAGTATCTATACTGAGTACAAGAACAAAAAGCGCGCCCTTCGAGAGAAGGAGGAGGAAGTTCAGACTATTTCAGAAAAGAATACTATTCTTGAGAAAGAGCTACAGGAGAAAAATGCTAAGATTGCTGAACTTCAACAGTTAGCAAGCAAAGCAACAACATCTGTAGAAAAACAGGAAGTAAAGGATGGAATTGAGGCTCTTGCAGAAGAGTATAACCTTGATAGATCTTTTCTTAACAAATTGAGTTCTGAATTGCTTAAGAAAGTTAAGCCAGCAGAAACTCAAACCATTGACCCTGAATACACTTCAAAAGTTAAGCAAATTGTGGATACACAAGAGTTTAACAATGAATTTGAAGAAACTCTGCCATTTATTGAGGAGACTTTTGGAAAACTTAGCAAAGACGATGTTAAGAACCTACGTACCGAACTCGATAAGCTTGCACATTCAAAAGGTTTTAACGACAAAGATTTAGATTATATTATCTTTAAGAATCGTTCTCAATTAAGTTCAATTATTACTCCTAAAAAGAGAGGTATTGAAACACGAACACAGAACGAGGAGAAGTCGGTTGATGAAGAGTCAACAATTGATTTTAATCAAGCACCAGACTTTGATAATATGACTGAAGCACAGGTTAAAGCATGGGAAGCTGAATATAAAAAGCTTAAGAGTAATACAAAGGGCCTAACAACCGGAGCTAACGGAAAAAAGTACTTTATATAAAATAAATGGTTAGGTGTCATTAAAATTTTAAATAATTTAAATGGCAGCAAATCCTAACACAATGACATTCAAGACGGTATTCTCATCAGAATACCAGATGTCACACTTCAAAGAGCCTGTATATCCTATTTTGGGAGATACTCGCCTCGAAAGTGATCTTACAAAAGGTCAGACTATCGCACGATCATATGCTTCAGATGTTGTAGCAAATGATATGGGTGGTGATGGTGCTTACTCAACACAAGCTATTGTAGATACACAAGAAACTCTTGTTATCAACAAGGAAAAGGAAGCTTCAATCTACGTTAAGAAACTTGATCTTCTTCAGGCACATCTTGATGTTAAGATGAAGTATTCTCGAAAGCTTGTTAACGCTCTTATCAACCAGATTGATGGAGATGTGTTGCTTGCAGCATATCAGGGAGCAGGTGTTGCGTTTGATGATGGTAGTTTTGGTGGAACATCAGGAAACGGCTTTACAGTTACAGCAAATAACGTAGCTATCCTTTTCACAAAGGCTATGGAAGGTCTACGCCTCAATAACGTTGTTTATAACAAGCGTTTCCAGGCTGGTACTTCTATGAAGCTTGAAGTTCCTGAAGGTACTCCAATTGCAGTAGTTCCTCCACAGGTTCTTACAGCAATCGAACTTTACCTCGGAGGCAAGGATACTCTTCTTGGCGACGAAGTAAGTCGAAATGGATACTCAGGTTACTTTAACGGTTTCAACATCTTCATGAGCAATGCTTTGCCATGGACAGGATCACTTGCTTTGGCAACAAACCCAACAGCAGGAGATACAGTTACTGTTAACGGTGTTGTATGGACATTCCGTGCAGTTCCATCAGTAGCAGGTGAAATTGATATTGGTGCTGATGCAGATGCTACACGACTATTGCTCGTAGCAGCTATCAACGGTACAGGTACACAGAACTCAGCTACAACATACTTTGAAGTTTCAGCAGCAGATCGCCGAAAGCTTAAGAACATTACAGCAACAGACAACGCTACACCTAACACAATGACAATTGTGGCTAGTGGTACCGGAACAGTTCCTGTTTCTGAAACTCTTACAGCAGCTGCAGACGTATGGACAACTGGTCTCCAGAAGACATACGGTATCTTTGGTCTTTCAAAGTCAGTTTCAGTTGTTGTGCAGAAGAATCCATCTCTTGAAGAGAACTTTGTTTCAGGAAAGATTGGACGAGACTTTATCGCATGGACAGCTTACGGAATCAAGGTGTTTGCTGATCAATCACCAATGCTCGTTTCTATCGCATTGGCTTCATCTACATACACAGGATCATCAACTGTAGTTCGATAATACTAGCTAATTAAAAACCACTATGATCAACTTTGCTAAAATAGCAGGACTTGTAATTGTTGGGATTGTAGTTGGCCTAGTAATTGCCGGTTTGACAACACAGAATAATGTCGGAGGTATTTATAACAACGTAACAAATGAGTTCTACTCAGGCGTACGTATTGGTACAAACCCTAAGACACTTAAGGAAGTTGGAACATGTGAGCTTATTGGTACAAACGTATCACAGCCAGCATCTTCAACACGTCCTTATGACTGTATTGTTGCAAATGCACAAAGTGGAGATTTCGTTATGGCAGAGCTTTCTCGAGGAACTACTTTAACCTCATTAGGTTGGAGTGTGATCGGTGCTCAAGCTTCTACAACAAACGGATACATCACAGTGCTCATTGCTAACCAGACTGGTGGTGCACGAACTCCATCAACTGATGCAGTAGGTTCAAGTACACCGTACTTTGTTATCAGCAGTCGATAACATTTACTTGTCTCACTCTCTCGCTAATTAACTGGCGAGAGTGATGAGACTGGTAACATTAAAAATAATTAAATTATCATGAAACGCCCAGAAACAAAAAAATTGATTGATGCAGTAACAGCAACAACAACATCAGATGTGTTTTCGTTAGAGTGTGCAAAGAGAGTGTCATTCCAGTTTACACGAGCAAATCACTCTGCCGGATCATCTGCATTTAGTGTAGAGGTTTCTATAGACGGTATTAACTATGTAACTTATAATAAACTCATAAGCAACGTAACAAATACCAACGCTCAGACACTTACTCGAGTTGCTTCAGTATCGCTTGCGTCAAATACATCGACAATGGCTTCGATGGATTTACAGCACGATCATTATAAATACGCTCGTGTTACAGTAACCGAAACAACAGACGGTACACATTCTGCTACTGCATACATAGAGTACGAAAACTAACACGATGATCATTCGCCCTCAAAAAAACTTTTCGGTAGTAAGGCAACTAGCTAATCACACTGATACTGCAACGTATTATGTTAGAGCAGTTATTCGAGATGCTTTTACAGATGAAATATTAGCAACTCTTGATCTTGATAATAAGGGAAGTCAACGTTTTTCTAAATCTTGGTTAGTTGCACAGGATCCTAGTGGCGAAGGGCGTGATATATCTATTGTTACATCTGTATATACCGATTCAGGCTATACAACAAAGAGTGAAAACTATGGTGATGAGGAAAACACTCACATTATTGAAGATAGACGAACAGCAAACGGCGGAGGAGGTGCCATGGGTGGGGGTAAGCTTGATTCAGCTACTATCCGAAGAATTGTGGCAGAAGAACTTAAAAAGGTTAAAGAAGAGGAAGATACAAAAGAGGCTGAAAAACCTGAAGAGGCTATAGAGCCTGAGGACACACAAGTCATAGATAAGCTTAATTCTATTGAAACAGCTATTAAGGCAATCGTAATTCCTCCAGCAGCAACCCCAGAGAAAGTAAACCTAGATCCTGTTTTTGAAGGCATGTCAACAATATATAATGCCGTTCTTGATAAAGAAGTAACACCACCAACAGATCTAACGGAAGTAAAAGATACAGTTGAATCATTAAAGAAGGCAAATACTGATTTTGCAAATCAAGTTATTCAAGTTGTGCAAGGAATGGAAGATAAGGTACAGGCAACTATTGCGCAAGAAACAAAGAAAGTCTTTTCTAAGATGCGTTTTGTTATTCCATTTAATACGTTATCTATGGCTGATAAAGAGGATATGGATGGTGAGAAAGGAAGAGCAAAGCTTGATGTTGATGTTGATTCACTAAGTCAATAATATGATTACTACAGGAGCACAACTAAAAACGTTTCTTGAGCAACTCAATGGAGATCAGACAATTGATACTGATCTTGCAGATACTCTTGTAGATACAGCTAAGACAATATTAGAGGGCGAACGACCATGGTTAAACTTACGCAAGACAAACACATCTAAGACTGTAACAACGTCTAATACATGGCAGACTGCTATTGATTTGTCTACTATAACTGATTTTTCAGAGTTTTTTAGCGATACACCAATTCGTCTTTTTGATGGTAATGACCGAGTAGAATACTACCGATTAGTGCCTATTGATCGTCGCTTGGAATACAAGGATATAAGCAATACTGCATGTTACGACTACAATGCTAAGGTGTTATACCTCAATGGAACAGTGCCTTTTAGCGGTACTTTATATATTTCGCATCTAACAACATCTACAGCTATAGACACTACAAGTACATCTGCTGTATGGACCGTGTTTCCACCAAGGTATTTGCCATTGTTGGCTTACTACGCTATCGGTATCTATCAGGGAGGTATTGACTACGATTCAATTAGTGCACGTCAAGCTCCAAACAATTTATCTATCATGCAAACTCTTAAAAAGAGCATGGAAAAGTGGGATGACAATCTACAGCAATCAGATCTTGAAACAAATGATCCAACAGACTTATTCGGATACCCACGAAGCGGTGCTGTAAATAGGTATAACAACGACTAACATGTTTCCCGACTTTACCATTAACACGTTCTATGGGCTCAACACAGCGATAAAGGATATAAAAGCCCTTAAGCCTGGTACTAGTCCTGATTCTTTAAATTGGATAACGTCTAAGGAGAAAGACTCTATTGCATTGCGTAGAGGATATACTTTACTTGGACAGACAGCTATAGATGGAACAGGTAGAGTGACAGGAATAGGTACAGGTATTCGATATGACGGACAATCTGTTTTATGGTATTCGCACGGTAGAAAGGTCAAATACTATGATGAGACAACACAAGATGTAGTGGAAGTCGGTACAGATTTATTACCGACGGCTGCAGATGGAGAGGATGTATGGTTTCGAGCCTATCAAAACCTTGCAGGGTCTTTTGTGTATTTAGGGTCACCCAATTCGTCTATCTATAAGATCCCTACGGCTAACCCTGGTAGTGCTGTGGATCAATCAGTATCAGCATATAGGTTTGGCGTGTTTCATATAGGGCGAGGACGTGCATTTGCAGGGCAAAGAAACGGAACAACAGCCGGTAACAATGATAAGACTGGTTTGTATTTGTCGTATGTTGACAAGGATCAACTATCTGACTATACACAGGTAACAGGTGAAGCTGTGGGAGCATCTGGTAGTACAGTTTATTCAGGAACGCTAGCAGTTACTGGAAGTGGTAAGACAATCATGTACACAAGCTTTACCGAAGCGGCTGGTGAGACATTGGTTGACGACAGAAACGGTAACCTTGTAGGCAATCAAGGGTCTACAGGCACTATTAACTATGCAACTGGAGCATATTCAATAACATTTAATCACACAACAACTGGTGCTGTTACGGTAAGTTACTATCACGAAACAGCTACATCAGCTGGTATTCTCGACTTTACAGGAAGCTCAAACGGTCAGGGTAAATCATTCCGACAGGATGACGGTGGGGGCAACTTAATGGCAATATTTAATATTAACACTATTGAATACTGTCTGCATCAACTTAAGACATGGCAGTTTACTTTTTCTCTTGACGATACACAGAGTACAAACTTGCCATACCGAAACATCGGTATCCCATACACGCGTGCTGCATATCAGACACCCGATGGTATCATTTTAGCTGATATATCAAACCCAGCAGAGCCTATATTTAGAAAGCTTGCCGTACTACAAGGAACAGATATTAACACTATCGAGCCATTATCAATATCTGATCAATTGGATCTAACACCTTATGGATTTAGTAAGTGTGTCGCTTGGAAGTGGGGAGATTATGAGATCTTTTCAGTACAAGAAAAAGTGAATGAAACTGCAAATGAGTTTAATTCAGTTACGTTTATTCGCAATGTCGTCTCAAAACAGTGGGATAAGCTTGACTATTATGTCTCATGTCTCGCTGAATACAACGGTATGCTCATTGCTGGCGACTCGATCACCAACAACGCCTATATATTGTTTTCAGGATTTGATGAAAATGGTGACGTTATAACTAACTACTGGTCATCAAGCGACATGGATCTTGGCACACCAAACCTTAAAAACTGCCGTCGTATGGTTATTG